GGCGCGTGAAGAAAATATCAGGACATGGATGGATCCACTATGGGATCAGCTCCTGCAGGCTCTTTGAAACCATGGATCAAGTTCTGGCCAGTATGACCAAGATCGAAAGGCAAAGGTACTACGAAAGGATGAATCAGAATGTTTGATACGAATTTTGCTCTGGCGGGTGATCGACTGGCACCGGTTGGAGTGAAGGGTTCTACGCCCAAGCCGGACGGTGAGATCGAATGTGTAATGTGCGGAGACACCTTTACGGAGACCGATCTGACAGGATTCCGCGAGATGGGCGAAGCTTATCACCGTGACAAGCGCTTTTTCCTCTGCCCTGACTGCTGGGACGCATTTCGGCGGATGCCCCTGGAAGAACAGGCGCGTGTAGCGATCACCGACAGATGGAAGGAGGCAGACACCATTTTGAGAGGATGAGTACGAAACATGTGTGATTACTGTAATGTTCCCCTGTATATCAAAGCTCAGCAACTCTTGCGCCCAACCCTCGCTCCATTGACCCGCGCCGATGCGCTCATGGACGAATACACCAACATTACCGGCATGGCATTCGTGCCATTGCAGAAGTGATTTTGCCCGATGTGCGGACGAAAAACGGAGGAACACGATGAAAACGCCTGAGGAAATCAAACGCAGCCTGAACGTATGCGCACATGCTGACGATCCATGCGATGATTGCGCATATTATCAGGAAGATTGCAGCGAAGGGGCAAACGGATTATACGCTGATGCCCTCGCTTACATCAACCAGTTAGAAGATCAACTTCACAACACCACGAAAATGGTCGTCCCTGCCGAACCCACGCTGACGTGGAACAGCGTCAAGGACAGGCTACCAGAAGAAAAGGAGAATGTACTCGTATTCATCCGGGTAGGCAAAGCAAGCTGGATGAATGTCATGTATTTGCTCAACGGGACATGGCACGAGCCAATGGGGCGCACATGCATTTTCCCGGTTACCCATTGGATGCCCCTGCATGAGCCACCAAAGGAAAGACAGCAAGCGGAATCGGAGAAATCGCAGGAGAACAATAGAATCTCCTCCCACAGCGAACACGACATTGTTCTTGGATGCATTGGCCTCATCGACGAAGTACTGAACGGCGAATTTGCAATATTTGAACAGTTGGAAGCCGATGGATTTGACTTTGACAAATACAAAAAACGTTCGGAATGCGAATTGGGTTATAGCCTGACCTATTTTGAAATCATTCAGCGGCTCTTTCTGTACCACACAACCCACAGCGGCGGTGCGTCTACACGCGCCAAATGTAAGGAACTTGGCCTTGACCCCAATCAATGCGTGAGTTTCCATCGAGACAGAGGGGACGAAGAAGATGACGGATGAAGTGGGAAAAATTATCAAAGAGCTGCGAAACAGCGATGAATGGTACAGGCGATACGCCCGTAAATCGTATCTGGCGCAGTCTGGAATTATGGCGCTGGCCGCTGACCTGATCGAAAAGCTGTCTTCGGAACTGGATCGCGCCAAGGCCGAACTTGCACTGGAAACAGCCAAAAAAGCGACCGATAGGGAAAAGCTGCTGAATCTACTGGCAGTATACTTCAATATTGGAAATAGTTACGAATATAGCCTAACGCGGACCAAGGAAGCATTTGGATTGGGCACCATGACATTTGAAGATTTCGCTGAATTCGATGATGCAAAAGTTGCCGAGATCGCTGACTACTTAATTGATCACGGTGTAATGGTTGTGCGGCGCGGGCCATGCGCGGAGAACGGAGGCGCGGACGGACGCGGGCAAGTGTATTTTATGCAGCAGCAGGCTACCACCAGGCAGCATGACATGATTAGCTGCGAGACGTGCCGTCTATACGGTAAATGCGGGAGAGAGCAAGCTGACGGGCTCGAATGCTGCGTGGACTGGGAGAGAGCGGAGGTCGGGCTGCCCGTATCAATAGTGGACGTGATCGGAAAGGCGGTACTTTGAATGCTGGATTGGCTTAGAAGAAAAGCCGATGCAATCTGTCGATTGGAGGAGGCAGAAACGCGACTGGCGGGCCTGATGGGAACTGATTACGCTGGGATTGTAAAAAATTTGGTTGACGCCAAAAAGAATGCTTGGGGAACAGAAGAGGCAATAGAAAAAATAGAATGGATCATACGGATGATAGCAACCTATGGGGATTGTGTAAAAGAATGCGTACTGCTCACTGTTGTACTGGGCTTGGAGCATGAAATGGAAATGCTGCTCATGCTGGAACCGGATGAAGTGCAAAAGCTGAGAGATATGCAGTTGTCGGAAGAAAGCAAAGGTGAAACGGTTCATGATTCAGGGTTTGAACGTTGGAAGCAGACGCAAGGCGTGGAAGCGAGCGACGCTGTAGACGAGCAGCTCCTGCATGACATCTTTGATGCTATGGACGATGAAGACAAACAGTAAGCTGGGAGAGGAACAAATAGAGAGGAAAATGAAAAATGTCAGATGTAGAAAGGCGTCTTGTGACCATGCTGCACGACTGGCATCATGCGCTGACCAAATTCGGGCAGGCAGGGAGCGCGGTTGAGGATCTGATTCGTGCTGCCGATATGATTGAAAAGCTGTCGGCGGAGTTGGGACAGGTTAGGCGGGAACGGGATGCGGCGATAGAATCCTTAAACGTCATTATTCCAATCAGTCGCCACTGCGGACTGTGCCTTTACAATGGCGGTGCAGAACAGTGCAAAATCGTTGATGGATGCTGCGGCGGAACATGGCGCAGGCCGTGCGAGGAGAATGGAGGATTAAGCAAATAATGTATGATGATTTCTATTACGAACCGTCAGAGTTCGAAGCGCAGGTTGAAGAGTTCAAGGATTCCCTTCGCGCATCGGTAAAAGAAGAGATTACTCAGGAGCTTGAACGGCTGAGAAAAGAGAACGCTTCACTCATAGATATCCGCAACAATTGGAGCAAGAAAGTGAGAGAGCTTGAGGACGACTACAGGGCAAAGAAATTCGAGCTTGACAAGGCGATCAGAGATGCGAAAGACGCTGATGAGAAAGCCAAACGCACCCGATTTGATCAGCTTATTTCCGAGTTTGCGCCAGTTGTGTATGTGGTTGATTACGAACAAATCAAACTTCCAAAGTGTGACTTGTGCGACAATCAGCGCAGACGCAAATACATAACGCCGCTCGGAAGAGTGGCGTATGAGGATTGTGAATGTGCGAAGAGCAAGAAGTTCTATCACATTAAACGGGCACCAATTGTACGGCTATCCGCATTTATAAATGGTGGAGTAAGACCGTTTTATCTCGTAAACGAATCTGCAGAAGAATCTTGGGCACGTAATAGCGATGAATTCTTTGACGAAACACCATTTGAGGAAATTAAAAGCTGCTTTCCGTTATTCCACAATGAGAACCGTGCTCGCCGGTATGCTGAATGGATGAACAAAAAGGAGTGTGCGAAGAACGGAGGCGTAAAAGAATGCCAATGATGTGGGAATGGATAATCACAGAACCTACAGGGCGAAAAACAACAATAATTGCTTCAAGGCGCAGCACTGCAATCAGCAATTTCGTCAGAGACACCGGCATTCCGAGGCGTATTGTTGAAGATATTTGCAAAGTTACAAGGGGCAGAAAGGTTTGATAGACGGAGGTGCTGACGCTTGAAAACTCTCACAGTTTTGCAGCCGTGGGCCGGGTTCATTCTTACCGGCGAAAAACACATTGAAACGCGCGGCTGGAACACCAACGTTCGCGGGCGCGTTGCCATCCATGCAGGGGCTAACGAGAAGTATCTTAGAGATTTACCGCGTATGAGCCTCCATTGGGCCTGCAACGCCACGGGCTGTATCCTTGGAACAGTAGAGATTGTGGACTGCATCCCGCTGAACAGGATAGCGGAGCGCGGCTACCTCTACCTCGCCACGGAGAAGGAACGCAGGCTTGGCGATTGGTCACCCGGACGTTATGGCTTCATCCTTCGGAACCCCATTTTGTTCGAACACCCCATCACAGCTAAAGGAAAACAGGGCTGGTGGAATTGGCAACCGCCAAAGGGAGGAAATTCAGATGGCTGAAGAAGTCAGGCCGATTGACGCGAACTCGCTGATAAAAGACATCGAGCAAATTCGGAACATGGTTAGCGCTGCCCGTGCAGGGTTAGTGCGTGTTGACGTGATTGGACTTGTACTCAAAACAGTGATGGAGGCCCCTACGGTGGACGCCGAACCCGTGCGACACGGGTGGTGGATTGACTCTGCCCCGATCAACATTTGGAGGTGCTATGAATGCTCAGAGTGCAAATACGAGGTATCAGGAGGAGCTCCCAGCTTTTGCCCCAACTGCGGGGCAAAGATGAATTACAAAAACGATCATGAACGCGTACACTCCATAGACCGCGAGCCAGACATCAAGCTAAAGATGTGGGACGAAGTAGACGAGTGGACGATGCCAAAGGAGGGAAAAGAGTATGATTAATGGGATTAAGCAACTTACCGACAAGTTAGAAAGCCCAGTGTTTTCAAGGCTTGCCGACTTTACCTTGTTGTAAATCTTGTTGGAAAGCAAGTTAAACAATAAGGTTTTCCATAAGTCTTTCGAATAATTTTTCAGAAGATTGTTCGGAATGTTCAGACATGTTCGCTAAAAATGTGATAAAGTACAGGCTGTAAAATTTTAATCAGAGACCAGGAGCAGTCCACCAAACAGGACGGCTCCTATTTTTGTGAGAAAGGAGGTTTCCGCAGCTGTGCTTAACTCCTGGGCACCGATCTGCATTATGTTTGGCATCTTCGCACCGACTTTCGCCTAAGGTGCGTGCGAAAATGAAAGGAGAAGAGATCAAGAATGTTTTCGAAACTGAAGGATAGTTTCAGAGCAAATCCGCAAATCTACTACGCCATGTCCATCGCGGCCACATGGGCCAACGCAGGAAGCCTGCTCAATGGCGTATCTACATCCCAGAAGGACGGCATCCTGCCTTTCCTTCTCTGGGCTATCGGTAATACGCTGGCCTGCATTGTGTTTGGCATCTTCGCACCGATGATTCCGAAGCTCCGGGATGTGTTCCGGCATCCGATCATGAAGATCGTCATGGGAATCATGTGTCCGTTCCAGTGCTGGATCAGCATGAACGGCATTCAGACGGTGTTCGCCCAGACACCTCTCGGGCCGACATGTGGCATTATCATTGCCCTGGCATTCGCCATATTCTTCCTGATTCTGTTATTCAAATTCGGAATGATCCGGAACGTTCTGACGGACCACATGAGCTGGACAGCGGTGTACGCTATCGTATTCGGTCTGACGATTGTGGCGCTGATCACATCTGGAGGGAATTACGTTCCTCTGCAGATGGGAGCGGACAAGATCGGAACCGGCATTAAGAACTGCCTGCTTCTGATCCCCGGCGCCTTCCTGTATCCATACTACTTCGAGCTGCTGGATTATAACGATAAGAACGAAGATCATACCCGGAAGATCGACATCAAACGCGCCTTCATCATGGGCGGTCTGATCTTCGGCGTGTATCTGGTCTTTATCTTCCTGATGAGCCTGGCCAACTTCAGCCCTTTGCTGAACATCATCAAGGCCGTACTGGTCACTTTGATCGCCGTCTCTTCATTGTCCAGCTTCCAGTATTCGATCTATCTGACCTTCGGGAAAAAGATCGGACTGGTGCTGAACGTTCTCACGGTGGCCCTCTGGCAGCTGCTGATCCCCATGGGTGTCATGGGCGCGTGGACGCTGATGGCCTCCATTCGGGTCTACATCGTTGCCGCGGCAGTCATCACCGCCTTTGCATGGCATTTCCATGAGAAATGGCAGGTGAAAGCGGCATGAAACGGATTCTTGGAAGGAAGCAGAGGATAGACAATCAGTTGTGGCTTGACGCCATGAACCAGATCGAGGACCTGGTATCAGCTGACGAGCTGGAGGAAGCGGTCCGGAAGGTCCGGGAGGATATCCGGGAGAAGACAGCCGGCAAGAAGGTGGCCTACTGCTGGAGCGGCGGTAAGGACAGTATTGTCCTTAGCGACATCTGCAGGCAGGAAGGCGTCACGGATTGCATGTTTGCCCATACAGAGCTTGAATATCCGGAATTCCTTGGCTGGTGCCTGACGAATATTCCGGAGGGATGCGAGGTCATCAACACCGGGCAGGATTTGGATTGGCTGGCCAAGCATCAGGAGATGATCTTTCCGAAGGTCAAGGCGCTCAACGCCTGGTATTCCGGCGTCCAGCGTACCGGCTTTACGAAGTATTTCTTCGATCACCATCTGGACATGATCCTGGTTGGTCATCGGAAAGCGGACGGAAACGTCTGCGGGAAAGACAACATCATCCGGAAGAACTCCGGAGAGGTGCGGTATTCGCCCATGGCTGATTGGCCTCATGAGATGACCCTGGCCTACATCCATTACCACCAGCTGAAGCTCCCGCCGATCTACGGATGGAAGAACGGCTTCCGCTGTGGGACGCACCCGTGGCCTTCCCGGATGTACATGGAGGATCTTCACCAGGGCTACAGCGAGGTCTGGGAAATCGATCCGGAGATCATCCGGGCGGCCGCAGAGAAGATCGACAGCGCCAGAGCCTTCCTGGAGGAGGTGACGGCGAAATGAAAGTCTCCACGATGAAACTTGCGGACCTGAAGAGACCCGACAAGAACTGCCGGATCCATACCGACCGGCAACTGAAGGAATTCAAGCGGAGCATCGAAATGTTTGGGCAGATCCGCCCCATTGTGGTGGATGAGAACAACGTCATCCTCTGCGGCAACGGCCTGTATGAGGCCCTTCTGGAGATGGGAAAGACGGAAGCCTCTGTTCTGAAAAGGACAGACCTGACAGATGCCCAGAAAAAGAAGCTCATGCTGGCAGACAACAAGGTGTATACGCTGGGCACCGATAATCTGGAAGTCTTCGATGAATGGCTTCGGGAGCTGGGAGACATTGATATCCCCGGATACGATGAAGAGCTGCTGGAAACGCTCCTGGCAGATCAGCCGGAGATCGATGAACTGGTCACGGATTACGGAAACTTCACTGAATCCTCTGTCAATTCCATGAAGAGGCATGAAGAAGCTCACGCGGCTGGAAATTTCGGGCCCTCTGGCTCTTCTGCGAAACAGGACGAAGAAACTCCCATCCAAAACCATAACGCGCCAGAAACGCCCTCTGAGGGTTCCTACGTGGTGTGTCCGAATTGCGGTCATCACATTCCTGTGAGGTGATGATCATGGCGATTAAGAGAGTGCAGAGTTCAATGTCCGTGGTGGACGCCGCTGTGATCCGGATCATGAACACCTTCCAGCAGGGCGTAAAGGTGTACCTGGCATTCTCAGCCGGGAAAGACAGCCTGTGTCTGTGTCACATGGTGTATTCCCTGATCAAGCAGGGAAAGATCGATCCGAAGCAGCTGACAGTCTTCTTCATCGATGAGGAAGCCATCTACCCCTCCATGGAGCAGATGGCTTATCAGTGGCACAGTTTATTTTCAAATTTGGGTGTCAGATTTGACTGGTATTGTCTCCCGTTCAAACAGGTTTCCTGCTTCCATCAGCTGCAGAATGATGAGCGGTGGATCACCTGGGAGCCGGGAAAGGAGGGCAGCTGGGTCAGAGACGCGCCTCCCTTCGCCATCCGGAAGCATCCAGCGATCCATTATCCAGGTGAGATGAACTATCAGCACTTCTGCACCATCGCCATGAATGATGGCATCATGCTAACGGGTGTCCGGGCCAGCGAGAGTGTACAGCGCCTGCGGAATATCGCCCGGTCAAAGATGAACGGTGGGGCCACAGGCCAGCAGTACACCGTGCTGCCCATGTACGACTGGAAGGATACAGACGTCTGGCTATACATCAAGGAGCACAAACTGAAATTCCCTGAAAGCTACATGGATCTATACCGGGACGGGCTGAACCGACCGCAGATGAGATTAAGCAACTTCTTCGGGGCTGACAGCTGCAACGGCCTTCGGCATATCGCGGCCACAAACCCTGACCTGTGGGACAGGATTGAGAAGCGCGAGCCGAACGCCTACATGGTTATGCTCTACTGGGACAGTGAGCTTTTTAAGCGAAGTACCAGGAAGCGGAAGAAGATGGAGGAGGACGGGCCGAAGAAGGACTACAAAGAGCTGGTCAAGGCCATGCTCTTTGATGACTTCGATAAGACCTTCCTGTCTCCGGAAAGAAAGTCTGTTGGCAGATCATACCGGCAGATGTGGATCAAGATGAACGGCACGGGCTCAGACAAGATCTACAAGAAAATGTACGAGGCCATCATTGCCGGAGATCCGAAACGGCGTACCCTTCGGGCCATTATTGGAAACTGGGCCGCAGACTGCGTAGAAACCGCGAAGAATGACGCAGCGCGAAGGGAGGTGAAACGCCGTGGGTAATATAGATGTCTTCGCACCCCTCAACTCTTTACAATGGGTAGATCGCAATCTACTTCACGCCAATGATTACAACCCCAACAAGGTCAGTGAGGATAATCTCAGGCTCCTGATCCAGTCCATCGAAACGAACGGATGGACCATGCCTATAGTCTGCCGACCTGATTACACAATTATTGACGGCTTCCACAGATGGACGGTCTCAGGAAGGGAACCCCTTCTGACGAAGCTTCACGGACAGGTGCCAGTTGTGATCGTAAATCATACGGACAGAGCCGAGGATATTTACGGGACAATCACCCACAACAGGGCCAGAGGCACCCATCTGTTGGAGCCAATGAAAGCCATCGTCAAAGAGCTGCTCGACTCAGGAAAGCAAATTAAGGATATCTCAAAGGAGCTGGGCATGACCCCGGAGGAAGTCTTCCGGTTATCGGACTTCACAAGAGAAGACTTCTTAGAGATCATGACCCGAGGCGCAAATGGTTATAACCGCGCTGAGATCATCCGTTACCTGTAATACCATAACCTGCACGGAGGGGGCGTATACCCATGTATGCCCCCTCCAAATGCACACGTACATCCCCTACCCCACCACCAAACACCCACACCGTGGCGCTGCTCGGCGTCCCGCTGTGGCTTTTTTCGCGCTCGCGCCATAGCAAGATGCGCTTTCGTCCCACTAACCCGGAAAAACTGGCTCCCTCCCAGGCTCTTCCGGGGAAGAAAAAGGTACTGTCCGCCGCTGGAAAAACAACTGCGCCTGTTCGCCCCCCGAAAATCGCTACGATACTGGTGGCTGTTCGGATGGTTTAGTTGAAAATCCGCGACAAATTTTCACCTTGCAGGAGGCTTGGAGCAGATGCCCTGCAGAATTACGAATTTTGAGAAAGGATAAGGTAACGCTGAATGGACGAAAAAGAGAGAGTTATTCTGGAAGACGATACAGTGTACATCCTTCAACCGGGGCTAACGATCTACGTCAAGACAGCGGACATCTGCAGTATGCTGGGAGTCTCCAATCAGTGGGTTGGGCAGTTGACCACGCAGGGGACGTTGAACAAGATGCATACCGGACACGGGAAACTGTTCAACCTGACGGATTCCCTCCGGAGCTACATGGAATCCCAAAATGACAAGATCAAGAAGACAGCCGAAGAGAAGAAGTTGGATAAGGCCAAAGCCACCGCAGAAGTTAAGCTGAAGGTAGCAAAGGCAACGATGGCCGAACTGCAGGCGCAGGAGCTGAAGGGCAAGATGCACCGCAGTGAGGATGTGCAGGTCTTCACCCAGGAGCTGATTGATACGGTGAAGAATGCGTTGCTATCTCTGCCAGGGAGACTGGCGGTTGAAGTCTCGCTCTGTGATACTGCGGAGGAATGCTCCGCGCTGATCAAGGAAGCGATCAGGGATGTGCTCGGCGAACTGGCCGAGTATGACTATGATCCGGAGAAATACGAGGCGCTTGTGCGGGAGCGCCAGAATCTGGACGAAAAGGCCGAGGAGGATGGTGCCGAGTGAGTGACCTCACTACCGGAGGCATCAAGCGATTATTCCGCACAACGAGGAAGAATCTTTCCTCCTTCGCCTTGGCGGATGACCTGACGGTCAGCCAGTGGGCGGACAAGTATCGGAGACTGTCGCCGGAATCTTCCGCAGAAACCGGCCCATGGAGGACGCGGAAGACTCCGTACCTCAAGGAGGTTATGGATGCATGGACGGACCCTAAGATCCGGCATGTGGTCATGGTGGCAGCTTCCCAGGTTGGCAAGTCGGAAGCCATGAACAATATTATCGGCTACATCATTGATCAGGATCCGGGATCTATCCTGATGATCGAGCCGACCAACGGAGACGCGAAGGAGTACTCGAAGCTCCGTATCGCGCCGATGATCCGGGACACGAAGACGCTACGGAATAAGGTTTCGAGAACCCTGCGGGGTGACACCGGAAACACGATTCTGCAGAAGAGCTACCCGGGCGGAATCCTGACCATGTGCGGAAGTACAGAAGCCCATGCGCTGGCATCCAAACCTATCCGGTACGTGCTTGGTGATGAGCGCGACCGATGGGCGGTGGAAGCCGGCAAGGAAGGCGATCCGTGGAAGCTGGCAATGGCCAGACAGCGGACTTTCTACAATGCTAAAAGCTACGAGTGCTCCACGCCAACGATCAAAGGCTTTTCACCGATCGAGACATCCTTCAACGAAGGGACACAGGAGCGCTGGTGTTCCAAGTGTCCACACTGTAATGAGTACCACAATATCCGCTGGGCTGATATCCGATACGAGTTCGACACTGTGGAGGTCAATCACAAGCAGACGTATCTGGTGAAGGACGTCTACTATGTGTGCCCTGAGTGCGGCGGTATCTCCCACGAGCACGACATGAAGAAAG